TAATAGATTCAACTGGATCTAAAGGAACAAACGGACAAGTATTAAGCACAACTGGTTCTGTAACACAATGGACAACACCTGCTGCCTCTGGAGTAGTAACTATTCAAACTAATACACCAAATCAATTAGCTATTACAAATGCTTCTGGACCAACTACTCAATTAAATGTACCAACGCAAGCAATAACAGGTGTAGGTACTACATCATTAGCAACTGGAGCGGAAATTGTTACTTATGTTAATAGTTTAGGATTTGGAGCTGTTGATAGTGTAACATCTGGAAATACAAATACAATTACAATTGGTGGTACTGCAGCAGATCCTACTGTTGCAGCTAATACAGCAGCGGTTGCGGCATCTGGTAATAACTTAGCTACAGGTGGAGATATAGTTACATATGTTACAACTAATATAAATGATAGAATACAAAATATTGTAGATCCTACAAGTGCACAAGATGCAGCTACAAAAAATTATGTAGATCAAAATGCAGTAGGAAGTTTAATATTTCAAGGAGGATATAATGCTTCAACAAATACACCAGATTTAACATCTAGTCCAAATAGTATTAAAAAAGGATGGAGTTATGCTGTAACTGTCGGAGGTAATGCAAGTGGCTTTTGGAGTCCAACATTAAACATAGGAGATCTTGTTATAGCTAATATTGATAATCCAACTTCAATTTCTGATTGGACAGAAGTACAAGGTAATATAGATGTTGCTACAGATACTGTTAAAGGTATTGCTAGTTTTCCAACTGCTGGAGGTTTATCAGTTACTTCTGGTGAAGTTTCATTACCAAATACAGGTGTTACTGCAGGATCTTATACAAGTTCAGATATTACTATAGATGCTAAAGGTAGAATCACTGCTGCTTCTAATGGTTCATCTGGGGGTGTAACAAGTGTGGGTCTAGCTGCTCCATCAGGATTTACTGTAACTAATAGTCCTGTAACAACAACAGGTACATTAACATTAAGTGGTGCAGGTACTACATCTCAATTTATAGATGGTACCGGAGCATTACAATCAGTCAGCACTTTAAGTCCTACATTAGATTTAGTTACAGATGGTAGTAATGTAGACATGCGTTTACAGCAAGGTGGTGTTGTCAATTCAACAATACAATTTACAGCAGGATCAGCAATGCTAATAACGCAATCAAGTGGTACTGATATGACCATTGATTTAAATACAAGCGGTGTAACTCCTGGTAGTTATTTTATGCCTTCAATAACAGTTGATGCACAAGGTCGAATTACATCTGCAGCTCCAACAAGTGGTATAACAGGTGGTGGTACTATAAATGCAATTCCAAAATTTTCTGCAACAAATTCTATAGCAGATTCTATAATGACGCAATCTACAGGCTTAATAACTGTAAATGGTAGTATCAAACCAACATCAATAACAGATACCAATAATGCTATAGGAACATCAGGACAAATATTATCTTCAACTGGTACTGCTTTAGACTGGATAGATAATACAGGCGAAGGTTATGATTTAAATGCAACTACCGACGGAAGCAATGTAGATTTAAATTTAACTTCTACCTCAGGAACTGATGATTCTACAGTTCAGTTTACAGCGGGTGGTAATATGACTATTACACAAGCAGGTGGTAATAATATAACTTTTGCTTCAGAAGAAATAAATGAAATAATAGTAACAGTACAAAATGTAAGTGGTAGTAACAAATATTTTATTGACGGTGCACAGCAACAATCATTAAGCATGTTGTCTGGATTTGTGTATAGATTAGATCAATCAGATTCATCAAATGCAACTCATCCATTAAGATTTTCAACAAATCCTAATAACTCTCCATCGGCACCATATACAACTGGTGTTACTGTTGTAGGAACTCCTGGATCGGCTGGAGCATATACACAAATAATATTAGAACAAGATACTCCAAAACTATATTATTATTGTAGTAATCATTCAGGTATGGGAGGTGAAGTTATTGATCCGAGAGCTTCGGGTGTTTCTTCATTTACAGCTACAGATGGAACTTTTATAGATTTTACACCTAATACTACTCAAACAGGTGCAACAACATTAACTGGAGATTTAAGTGCTACTGGAACACCTAGTACAACTACATTTTTAAGAGGAGATAATAGCTGGGCTACAATACCACCGGCATATACATTAAGTATAACTGGAGATTCTGGAGGACCATTAACTGTACCAAGTGGAAGTACAATAGATATAAATGGGGATGCAGGAATATTAACTTCTGTTAGTTCCTCTGGTACAACACGAACTGCAAATATTACACCAGATTACAATACCGCAAATAATATTGTTTTATCATCAAGTGACGGTACGGGAGATACATTAGTTGATTCAGATGATATATTATTTAATACAGGGAATACAGTTAAATATGCTAATCTTTCACAGGTTAAATCTTATATAGGAGGAGTAAATGCATCATTAGTAAAAAATGATTATACAGGAGATGGCAGTACTACAACTTTTGCATTATCTCAAGCACCATATTCAAATTTATATACTAATGTATTTATAAATGGTGTATATCAAGAAAAAGAAACATATAGTGTTACTGGTACTAATTTAACATTTACAACAGCACCACCAGTAGGTTTATCAATTGAAGTTATAACAACAGTTTCTAGTGCTACAGCTCCCGGTGCTAATAGCTTAGCTAAATTTAATGCAACTGGAGACGGAACAACAATTGCATATACTTTACCAGCTTCACCAGCTAATATTAATTTTACTAATGTTTATATTAATGGTGTATATCAACTTAAAAGTACTTATACAATATCGGGTAGTACATTATCATTTACAGCAGGAGCACCTGCAACAGGAGACGAGATTGAAGTAATGATTATAACAAATGCATCACTTGTAAACTTAACTCCTTCTAATTATTCACCTCAAACAATATCAACAAGTATAACTGCTGTAAAAAATACTTTATATGTATTTACAGCTAGTTTAACATTAACTCTTCCAGCATCTCCTGCAGGGGGTGATTCAATAAAAATTAGTAACTTGTCGGGAGTTGCTACTTGTGTTCTTGCAAGAAATGGAAATTTAATAATGGGTGTAGCACAAGATTTAACTTTAAACAATGCAGCTGCAAGTTTTGAATTAATATATTCAGGTGCAACAAAAGGATGGGTAATAATTGGCCCACAATAAAATAAATTAATAAAATAAATTATGAGTGATTTTACAGATTTTTTTCCAGCCGCTAGTGGAGGCGGTGGTATAGGTAAAACTATAACAGTTGGAGACTATAGTTATCCTAATGCTAGAGACATAGACGAATGGGCAAAAAATAAATTTTCAATCAATAACGGATATTCTGAGGGTTATTTTATTTTTGAACCATTTAGTTCTAATAACCCTTGGGCTTATACAGCTGCTTTACAAACTAATGACACTTATGAAATTATAGCTAATATAACAAATGCTACTAATGGAGGAGCTTTATTTTCTATAGGTAGTTATAAAACAAGTAGCTCTCAAACAACTTCAACAGCAACTTTTAAAATTACTATAGATGGAGGCACTCCAAAAGAGTATACTTTTATAGAAAATACAAATGGTAGAAGTTTTGGTAATTTTATGGGGGATTTTTGTATTTATTCTAATGAAAGCAATGGATATGGAAGTCCAGTACCAACTAACACAAGACTTTATAATGCAAATGATGGAGAAGAACTAATTGGCACTCATTACGATAATTCAAGTGCTACTATGTTTACTTCAATGACTGGTTATTACGCATACAATCGTGCTTGTTTAGGCAAAGCTGCACCTTTTTCAATACTTGAGGGTACTGCTTTTGTTTATTATAGCACAAGTTGTAAAGTAGAAGTAAAAGAAACTAATGTAACCTCGTGTAATGCTTATGCGAAAATAATTAATTTTTAATGGAATACACAATAACTAATTTAACAGATAACACTAGAAATGAAAACCCAATTCATAATGACCTACTGAGGTATAATTATGTTAATGGTACAGTTGTAGAAAAAAGATATTTTAACCCAATAGTAACAACTGAGGAACAAGAAGCAAAGGCTAGAAAATGGCGAAATTCTGTATTACAGGCAACTGATTTTATTGTTCCATTAACAGATTATCCTAATCATGCTTTATGGTTAACATATAGAGAAGAATTAAGAGATTGGCCTAGTACTGAAAATTTTCCTAACACAAAACCTACACAACCTGCATAGATGGCATTAACACAAATACCTCCAGTTATGATAGATGGAGAAATGGGGCTAGAATGGGAAAGCTCTATTAAAACATCAGATTTTACAGCTGTAGCTGGAATAGGTTATTTTATTAATACTACAAGTGGAGATATTACTGTTACATTACCTTCATCGCCTAGTGTTGGTGATTCTGTTGGAATTGTAGATTATGCAGGAACAGCATCTACTAATAGTATTCTGCTAACAAGCAGTAATAATATACAAGGAGATACTGGGGATAGACAAATTAATTATACAAGAGGTGGTGTTAGAGTTTCTTATTCTAATGCAACACAAGGTTGGCTAGCAACAGGCGCAACTAATAGTAATACTAATACATTACCATTGCCTCCAAATAATTTACAGTATTTTAATCCGTTTACATGGCAAGGAAATGGCCAGGTAAGAAACATTACTGGAGTAGGATTTGCGCCGGATATGGTTTGGCTCAAATCTCGTAATCAACCTAACTACAATCCAAAAATTATGGATTCTATTAGAGGCAATAATGGCGGTAGTGTTATGGAAAATCTTTATACCAGTTTAATAAACGTACAGGCTAATGATAATGGATTTACAAGTTTAGATCCTGATGGTTTTTCACTTAATGGTACAGGTGATGGGAATCAGGCAAATGAACAATATATTGGATGGTGTTTTAAAGGTGGTGGTTCTTCTAATATTTATAATATAGATGATGTAGGATATGCATCTGCTGCTGCAGCGGGATTAAATACCGGAAGTATTACTCCATCCGGAGCTAGTGTAAATACTTCGCGTGGATTTAGTATGATAACATATACGGGAGTGTATAATGCAACAGATACTATTCCGCATGGATTAGGTAAAGTTCCAACGTTTGTTATAATTAAAAATTATACTGGAAGCTTTGGACAAGCTTGGGCTGTATATAATTCAGCAAATGGACCTACAAAAATTGGATATTTAAATTATAATAATGCTTTTACTGCCAATGCAAGCTATTGGAATAATACTATCCCTTCAACTGGGTTAGTTACAATAGGTCAAGCGGCGGAAGTTAGTTGGAGCGGACAAGAATTTATAATGTATTCTTGGGCAGATATTGCAGGACTTCAAAAAGTTGGTTATTATAATTCAACATATCCTACTCCTCATACAGAGAATGTTGGATTTCAACCTCGGTTTGTGATGATAAAATCAGAAAGTCATGCTAGAAATTGGGTTATGTATGATTCAGGTAGAGGATCCAATTATCAATTGTATGCAAACTTACCAAATTCAGAATATAACTCAGGCACTGAGTTTCAATTTACGTCAACAGGGTTTACTGTACAAGGAGGATCGAATGATTTAGATGGAGGATCAGGTTATACTTATATATATTTAGCAATAGCATAAAAATTAAATAAATAATGGCATTAACAAAAGTAACAAAAGAACTTATACAAGGTGGCTTAGGACTAGATTGGCAAGCAACAGTTCAAACAGGTAATTTTCAAGCTGTAGCATCGCAAGGTTATTTTGTTGATACTACATCAAATACTGTAAGTGTAACACTTCCTGTGTCTCCTGCGGTAGGCGATATAATTGGTATAGTTGATTATGCTGGAACAGCACAAACCAATAGAATTATAATAACTGCACAAGCTAATATAAATGGATCATCAAATGATGTTACAATTAATTATCAAAGAGGTGCTGTAAATATAGTATATTCTGGAAGTGCTCAAGGATGGATAGCTGATCTTGCCGCTAATGAAGGCACTGAAGCTCTTATTGATTTTCCACCACCAGTTACTTTTTCAGTAGATTTTCTTGTTGTAGCAGGTGGCGGTGGAGCAGGTGCATGGTTAGCTGGTGGTGCAGGTGGTGGTGGTGTAAGAACCTCATATGGAAGTATTGCACCAGGATCAACAGGTAGTGTAGAAAGTGCACAAAGTATAACAACATATAATAGTTATACTGTTACAGTAGGTGAAGGAGCACCCGGACCCGGGGTTCAACAAGGAGTTGGTACTAAAGGAAGTGATTCTGTATTTGATAGCATTACTTCTAAAGGTGGAGCTGGATCAAGTTCTCAAAGCTCTTCATATACTACTCTAAATAACGGTTCTGGATCTGGAGGTGGAATTAGTAGAGGTGCTTCAGGGAATTGGGATACCACTCAAGGATTTAATGGTGGTTCAGGAGGTAGTGGTAATAAAACATGGAACTCTGCTACCGGAGGTGGTGGAGGTGCCGGAGCCGCAGGAACAGCTGGAACTGGATCTTATAATTCTGCAACAGGTGTACCTGGAAATGGTGGTGATGGAATTTATGTAAATATATTAAATGCTACTAATGCTGCTTCAGCTCAAGTGGGTGAAGTTTCAGGGTCAAATGTATATTATGGTGGTGGCGGTGCTGGCGCTTCTTGGACTAGTGGTTATACAGCTACTGGTGGATTAGGCGGTGGTGCTGACTATGATTATAATACTTATGGCGAAGGAAACAGTGGAACTCCTAATACAGGTGGAGGTGCAGCTGGTAACGGTTACGTAGCTAGTGGTAGTGGACCAACCGGTGTTTGTGCTGGTGGTAGAGGAGTAATAATATTAAGATACCCTAGTGCTAGAATTTTAACAGCAGGAAGTAATTTAACACAAGCAACTGGTTCACCGTTTACAGAAGGATCAGATAAAGTATCCGTATTTATATCAGGGTCAGATACAATAACTTTTAATTAATATAAAAATGGCAGGAACTTTAGTAGAGTCAACAAATGTAGATTCATCAATAATAAAAACAATAACATTAACACAGACCGCTTATGATAATTTAGGATCATATGATGCGTCAACAATATATATAACAACATAAAATATAAAAAATGGCAGTTTATTTAGGAGCAACAGAATTAAGCACTGGTGGAGGTGGTGGTGGTGGAGCATTTACCAACATGGCTAGATATAGCACATTAAAATCAACAGGTGAATTTGAAAATAAAGTATTTCAATTCGTAAATTGTCAATCACCAGGATTTTCAGCAGCAGGGAGTTCTACTATAACTCTAGCTAATTTTACAGCAGGATGGACAATGATAGGTTCTTTGGCAGATATAATAACTGGTCAAACAATTACAACTGGAGGTAATACTTATACATTAGGAACAAATACCGCAGGAGCTTCTCAAAAAATTAATAGTGCTGGAGGGTCTCTTACATATAATATAACACCTAATTTAGTTGCTGATGTTCAAGGTGGGCAACAAGTTAGTGTAAATGCAAGTGGAACTACAGTAAACCCTGCAAATGATTTAGGATTAGCAAATGGTGCTAAGTTATTTTATTTTATGGTAGGTGGTGGCGATTCAGGATATGATGGCTGGGCTGGCTGGGGAGGCAGAATTATACAAGGGATTGCTACTATAGCCAATGCATCAACAAATTTAACTCTTTTTATAGGTGAAGGAGCAAATGTAAATGGAGGTTATTATGGAACTGATACTACAATTTCAGGAGGTTTAACTAAAACTACATTAGATGGACAACAAGCTTCAGGTGCTGGATCAAGAGCAAATCAGGCTGCTTATGTTTCAGTAGCAACAGCACCAGGGTCCGGTATTGCTGGCTTTGGCTGTGGTGGAGCTGCTTATCAAGGAGGTTATGGGCCTATTAACCCTTCATCTGGTAATTCATTTACACAATATGGAATATTTCATGGATATGGCGCTGGAGGTGCAGGAAGAACTGGAACAGAATACGTAGGCTCAGATGGATCTATAACATTTTTCTATTAAAAATTAAAAAAAACAAGTAATAATATATTATAAACCAATATGCTAAAGAAAGCTTACCTTTGGCATAATAATAATTTGTGTAAGCTAATAAAACCAAAACCAAAATGACAATATATTACAGGACTAGTTCGTGGAATAGTCAACCACAAATTTCAGAAGAAACCAAATCCCATTGGAAACATATAGCTAATAAAGAAAATTGGCGTATAACCCAATTACCAAATGGATTTTTTCAAACAGAATATCAAGATCCTAAAATAGATTCTAACTGGAATGATGTAACTCGAAGAGAAACATTAGAAGGGGCTGAGGCTGCTATTGATGCATCTATTGAATATTATAAAAAGAAAATTGGTTATCTTGAAGGACCTAAAGTTGTAAAAACTTTCAAATAAATAATACTAATTAAATTAAATTAAATCATGTCAGACGCAATAGTCAAAAACCTTAGTTTTGGTAACGAAGCTAGGGAAAAAGTATTTGAAGGTATAAATAAACTCACTAAAGCCGTTAGCTCTACTTTAGGAGCTGGCGGTAAGTGTGTTATGCTAGAAGATAATGCAGGAAAACCTGTGATAACAAAAGATGGAGTAACGGTAGCTAATAGTATAATATTATTAGATCCTGTTGAAAATATGGGTGCTACTCTTTTAAAAGAAGCGGCAAGAAAAACTGTTAAAGAAGCAGGAGATGGAACCACAACAGCTACTGTATTAGCAAATGCTATTTTGCATGAAGCAAATAAAATAAGTAAAGATTTAACTATTAGAGATATAAAAATAGGTATTGATACAGCTCTTGAAAAAGTATTAAAATATTTAAATAAAATTAAAGTTCCTGTTAAAGGAAATATGATAGATCAAATTGCAACTATATCTACAAATAATGATATAAAACTTGGTAAAATTATTGGAGATGCATTTAGAGCTGTAGATGAAACAGGTGTTGTAATGATGGAAATGTCATCCTTAGCTGAAACAGAAATTGAAGTTGTAGATGGCGTTCAATATGAAAAAGGATTAACTAATTCACATTTTATAACAAGTAAAGAAAAAAGGGCAGCTGAACTTGAAAACCCTGAAGTTTTAATTATAGAATCACCTGTAGAAAATATACGACAAATACAAAGTATATTAGAATATGTTATAAAAAATAATAAGTCTTTATTAATTATTGCTGATATGGAACAACCTGTTATATCAGCTTTAGCAATGAATAAAGTAAAAGGTAATATTAAAGTTAATGTAATTAATGCTCCAACTTATGGTATTACTAAAAAAGAAATGTTAACTGATTTGTCAATGTTAACTGGAGCAACTATTATTAATGAAGATTTAGGTGACGATTTAGATTTAATAAAACCTGAATTTTTAGGGACATGTTTAAAAAGTATTACAACAGATGAAGAAACTATTCTACAAATTGAACAACCATCTGAAGAAATAAAAAAGACAATAAAAAAAATAAAAAAAGATTTATCTAAAAATAAGCCACCTGCTGAAATAATTAGATTAGAAAAAAGATTAGCAAGATTATCTGCTAAGGTATCAATAGTAAAAGTAGGTGCAAATTCAGAAATAGAATTAAAAGAAAAATCTGATAGAGTAGAAGACGCAATATGCGCAACAAAAGCTGCAATAAAAGAAGGAATAGTACCAGGAGCTGGAATTGCATTACATAATGCAGCTGATTCAATAAAAGATCCTTCAAATACAGAATCAATATTATTAGATGCAATTAAATATCCTTATAAAACAATTTTAAATAATGCTGGTATAAAATACGGGCCATTTTTAGATACAGGCTGGGGTATTAATGTTATAACAGGTGAAGGGTGTAATTTAATTAAAAGTGGTATTATTGATCCTCTTTTGGTAACTAAAAGTGCATTATCAAATGCAGTATCTGTAGCTACTACAATTTTATCTACTGATTGTGTAATTAATAATTTAAGAGTTAATGAAAGCAATAGGTAGAAATTTAATTATAACAAAAGCAGAAAAAGAAATATCTAAAACTAAAGGAGGTTTACTTTTAGCAGAAGCTCATAAGGATGATATAAGATATGTAGAAGCAAAAGTAATATCAATAGGAGAACAAGTTGAAGGAGTAAAAGAAGGTGATAGTATTTTTTATGATAAGCATGCAGGCCATATAATAGAAATAAATAAAACTATATATCACGTTATAAAATTTTCAGATATAGTAGTTGTATTATGAAAAAATTAGAAGCAAGTTATTTAAGAGAAATTAATTTGCTTAAGCATTATAGAATTATAAGAAAATGGGCCTGTAAAAATAATAATTTAAGTGATGCTGATTTAGAGCTTTTAATATATTTTGATTGCACTAAATATTTTACAAAACAAGATTTTAAAATTGGTACTTATGCTTACAGCTGGGATAATAAACGCTGGAACAGATTGTTAAAAGAGGGTTGGGTTGAAGTATGGAGACGTCGGAACCAAACCACTCAAAAATACAATATATATAAAGTTTCATTCAAGTGTAAACAGCTTATAAGTAGGATGTACCGTATTATGCTGGGGTTAGAAGACATTCCATCAAGTAAAAAAAGAAATTCTATAATGAAAGGAAAAACTTATACTGATGTTGTTTTACAAACAGCAATTCATAATGTAAATAATGATAAAAATAGATAATATGAAATATAGTTCAAAAGGCGATTCAATAGCTAATTATTTAGGAGCAATAGATCCTGCGGGAATATTACGTCCTTCTACAGATATTCAAGGAATTATGCCAAATGCAGGTCAATCAAGTGTAGGGCCAGCTATGCCCCCATCTCCATTTTCGCCTAGAGAATTAAAAACTGGTGCGCAAATATTTGGACAACCTATACCAAACTCTTTTGATAGAGAGATACCATCGGTTCAAGAAGAACAAAATAATTTACAACAATTTTAAAATAACACAATGAAAGACGATAAAGCATACAATAAAGCTTCAAAGAATAAAAAAGTTGGAATAGTTGGTGAATCTCATATATGGGACGGACCTTTAAATCAAACGGGTCGGGAACATGGCAAAGGTTCAAGTAGTGGTATACATGGAATGGAGGTATCAAAATATCCTGAAAATGCATATTCACTAGGAACACCAATTACAAAAAAGGCTCAAAGTGCTAAATTTTAAATCAACAATGACGGATTTAAAACTTTACATTATCAATGGGACTTCATTGATGGTGTCATTAATGAGTATTGATGCATATTTAAAAATAACTCTATTGCTTTTAACTATAGGATATACAATTCATAAATGGTATATTTTGAGTAAAAGCGCTAAAAAATAAGTAATATGAAAAGTAAGTATATTAGTGAGCATATATCTTACAGTGAAGCTATAAAATCCTCAACAGCAATACGCAGAGGTATTGAAAATACACCGACTGAATATAATTTACAAAATATGAGTCAGGTAGCAGAAAAAGTATTTGAACCTTTAAGAGAGTGGGTAAAAGGACCTATAAAAATTACTTCATTTTTTCGTTGTGAAGAATTAAATAAAGCAATTGGAGGAAGTTCTCGGTCACAACATTGTGAAGGTAGAGCTATTGATGTAGATGATATATATAACCATAAGTCTAATGCTGAAATGTTTCATTTTATAAAAGATAATTTAGACTTTGATCAATTGATATGGGAATTTGGAGATTCACATAATCCTGATTGGGTACATTTTAGTTATATATCTGAAATGGAAAACAGAAAAAGAGTTTTACAAGCTTTTAGAACTAATAATAAAACACAATATAAAATAATATAATGGCTTACGTACAAATAAATTCACCGTTTCTTAAAAAGAAAAAACCACCTGCACCTTCAAAAAAGAAGTCATTAGGTTATTATAATAAAGCTAATAAAACTGGTACCGGTGCTAAAGCAGGCGGTGGTATGTCAGAAAAAGGAGTAAAAAAATATAGAAGAGATAATCCAGGAAGTAAATTACAAACCGCAGTTACAAAAGATCCTAAAAAACTAAAAAAAGGTAGCAAAGCCTGGAAAAGACGTAAATCATTTTGTGCTAGATCTAAAGGATGGAAATCTGAAAGAGGTAGAGCAGCAAGACGTCGTTGGAATTGTTAATCAAAAAAAAATATTATGGCAGAATTTCCGCAAATAAAAAAATCAAATAGAGGCAAATTTACAACATGGGCTAAAGCAAATGGTTTTAAAGATGCGTGTTCAGCTGCTGATGCAGTAATGAAAGCAAAAAAAGGAAAGTATAGTAAAAGTGTTAGAGAAATGGCTAACTATGCTAAAAATTTTGGATGTAGTAGAAAATAATTAATAATTAATAATTAAAAAATGGGAACTAAAATAACAAAAGGAAATGTGCGCGCTGCAATGCGTGATGACAAAGCACATATAGATTATCTTAAAAGAGATATATTAGATGATCAACGTAAAGGTGGCAAGTATAAAGATATAAATCAAACTGCTGATGAAAAACATATATCAAAATTAGCGGGAGATATAAAACATGACCACACATTTTTAACTAAGCATATGCACAAAATGTAATAATTATGGGAAAACTAGGATATAATCAATCAAAACATCCTTTTAGTATGAAAGGAGTAACAGATAATGCAAAATTTAGCGCAAATCCACTTGAAGGTAATGCTTTTGGTGGAAAGATGGCAGAAAATATGGCAAAAGGAATGACCAAAAAAGAAGCAGCACAAAAAGCCGCTAATGATTTAAAAGATATGCCTATAGATGATAGAGCTGGATCTCCAGCTAAAAATCTTAATAAAGGTTATGGCTCTAAAATGGGAAAGCCAGCTAATGCAAAAAAATAATTAAATGCAATCAAAAGGACTTGGAGATACTGTAGAAAAAATAACTAAAGCTACCGGTATCAAAACAATAGTAGATAGAGTATCTGAAGGATTAAATATTCCTTGCGGATGTAATAAAAGAAAAGAAGCATTAAATAAAATGTTTCCATATAAACAAACAACAAAAAGTGGCATTCAGTTTAAATAATCCCCCTTATTCTACCGATAATCCACCAATATATCACGTTAAATTAGGTGATGGGGTTTTAGGTAAGGCTAATAAAAATGGTACTATTTTAGTTAATAGCGATATTACTGATAAAAATCAATATGATAGTGTTATTAAACATGAAAAAGTGCATTTAGATCAAATGAAAAGAGGTGATTTAGATTATAATGATACGCATGTTTTTTGGAAAGGTAAAACTTATCCGCGAGCTACTATGAAAGAAGGTTCACCAAATTTAGCATGGGAACGAGAAGCCTATAATAAAACAACTTAATATTAAAATAATGAATAAAGATTTAAAATATATGCCTGTAGATAACAGAGCAAGTAGTATAAATAACAATGGAACTCCGTTTCGTAATCATGCTATTAATAAAATGAACAAAAGCAGTCTTTTTAATAATGGTAAATTAAAGCCTGCAGGTACATCTGCATCAGGGCAAAAAAGAACTACTGATGGCGATTATGAATATTTAGATGGAAGACAAGTTGCTATAAGAGATAATCAAGGTGGTTCATTTAAGCCTACTAGTAGAAGTATTGAGCTTGCTCAAACTAATAGAGGAAATTATTATACAAACCCTGAAATGAATAAACAGATACAACCATACGGAGGTAGTCTAAGAAGATCTAAAAATAATCTGGTTACAGGTTTTAATCTTCCCGATGGTTCTGTTAAAAGAGTTCCAGCTTTTAACGAATCACAAGTAAAAACTACATCACCGGAAACTCAAAAACTATATAAAAATTTTAAAAAGGAACAAAGAGATCATAATAGACGTAGAGAAAGTATTTTAAAGACATTAGAAAAAGTATCTAATTTTCAAGGAAAACCTAAAGCGTCAGCACAAAGATAAATTATGTTAAAAATATTACTCGGGCTTTTAAAAGGTGGCGGTAGTAAATCACCCGTTGGTAATTTAGCTTGGGAAATAAGAGAAGCTATAAAAGGTAAAGAATTAGACCCTAATGAATTAATATCTTTACAAACTAAAATAAATGAAATAGAAGCAGGCCATAGAAGTATATTTGTTGCTGGATGGCGGCCTTTTGTTGGATGGATATGCGGAATTGCTTTAGCTTATAATTTTATTGTACGTGATTTATTTATTTGGATATTAAAACCTATAGATATTCCACCCGCGTTACAAATGGAGCATTTAATGACTGTGTTAATGGGAATGCTTGGATTAGGTGGACTTAGAACATTTGAAAAACTAAAAGATAAAACAAAATAAAATAAAAAACAATGTATAATACAGATTTTGATAAAGCATCAAGTGCGGTAGATTTATTTGCTACACAAACATTAAAAACACCTGGAGCAGGTGCTAATGGCTTTCCAGGGGGACAAATTACTGATAGCACATCTAATTTACCTGTTTCAACAACTAGATTAGTATTAGCTTCAGGAGGAACATTTACTGGTTCAGCATTATATGATCCTAATGGTAAGAATACCGGAGCTACATATGAAATTGAAACTGATTCAAATGGTGCTGTTGCAAAAGTAAAAGTAATTGATAAAGGTCCAAACGTTGGTTCAGCAACTGAAACCATTATTTTTAATGCAGCAACATTAAATGCTTCTTTTGGGGTTACTAATATTACCGGTTCAGTTACAGTTACTACAGCGGCTACTGATTTTGAAGCCCCTACAGATTCTAATGGTATTTATGAAGGTACACAAGGCTCATTTGGCTTATATGGCTCAACATCAGATGCTAGCGGTAAATTTGATTTAAAAGTTGAATTAGCTAGTCAAGCTGTTGGAAATATTATTACATTTACAGGTGTTCCTTCAGGAACAGTATTACCTATTATAGCAAGAAAAGTTGATGTAACAAATAGTACAGCTACAAGTTTAGTTGCATTATATTAAGATTATAAATAAAACAATTATATTTACAAATAAAATCAAATTTAATAAAATGAAAAAAGAAGAAAAAAACTCAATTGATAAAGTTGAATTAGAAAAAGTTCAAAAACAACAAGAAACTCTTAGTGATACAATAAAAGCAATAGGGCAGCTTGAAACTCAAAAGCATGCATTATTGCATCAACAAGCAGGCTTAAGCCAAGAAATTGAAGAATTTAAACAAGAGTTAGAAAATAAATACGGAAGAATAAGAATTAATATTGAGGATGGTTCTTATACTGAAATTCCTAAAGAAGAATCTGAATAAAAATGTCTTCAGTTATTAGAAAAATTAGCATTGGTGCTGATTATAAAAATGAAGCAATGCATTATGCTATTGGCCAACAAGTATATGGTGGACATACAATAGCTTATATTTTATATGATGATGCAGATAGTTCATATAATATTCACATAAAAAAAGAAGATGAAGTAATGCCATGGAAAAAATTTAATTCAAACATGGCTATATCTGTTGAATATGATTTAGAATATTAATATGAGCAAAGAAACCATTCACGTTAAAAGTAACGGAATTAGAAATGAATTAAAGGAAATACGTAATAGTATTGACGCACTTACTAACGCGCTTATTGAAATACATATCGCACAAACACACAAACAGAATGAAAAAAATAGCAATTGCACTTGTGGTAAGTCTAACCGCAAGCTGCGCAAGTCAAACAAAATTAATGAATGAATATAAAGAGATAACACAGGATATAAATGTAAAAAATCCTACAGAAGTTAAGTTAGCTCAAATATTATATACCGAAATGATTTTAAAAAATAAATGAAAAGTATTTATGATTTCATAATAAAACCATTAGGCAAAAAATATAATAATTCAATTCATATAAATAATAAAGAATTAATTTTAAATACAAAAATTGAAAATTGGAAAGCTGTAAATAGAATGGGAATTGTTGTACAAACTCCATTAGCTATTTCAACTAAAATAAAAAAAGATGATATTGTAATAATACATCAAAATGTATTTAGAAGATTTTATGATATAAGAGGTAAACAAAAAACAAGTAGATCATGGTTTAAAGATGATTTATATTTTTGTGATATAAGCCAAATATATTTATATAAACAAAATAAAAAATGGAACACGGTTTTAGAAAGATGTTTTGTAAAACCTATATTAGATACAAACGATTTAACGCTTGATAAAGAACAAAAGCTTGTTGGTATACTAAAATATGGTAATAGTACATTAGAAGCTGCTAAAATCAATCCTGGTGACCTTGTAGGGTTTACACCGAATAGTGAATGGGATTTTATTATAGATAATGAAAGATTATACTGTATGCAATCTAATGATATTGTAATTAAATATGAATACCAAGGAAACGAAACTGAATATAATCCAAGCTGGGCAAAAAGCTGTTAGAGAATTAATAAAAGTAGCAGAAGAAGAAATTGTTACAGGAAGTGATGATGATATTTCAGCAGATAGATTAAAAAACGCAGCAGCTACAAAAAAACTTGCAATATTTGATGCTTTTGAAATTTTAACACGTATTGAAGCAGAAAAAAATTTATTAGAAAATAAACCTATAGAAAAGAAAGAAGCATTTAGCGGATTTGCGGAAAGAAGATCAAAGTAATGTATAATCAAACATTAGTAAAAAATGTTTCCCCAATAAAACCTAATATTATAAAAAGAAAAAATAGGTATAAAAAATGGGAGTACGGTTATAATAAAGAATTTGATATAATAGTTATAAGTAAAAACGGTACTATAGGTCAAATTATTGAAATTCAGAATTTAATAATAGCATTACCACAACAACCTAAAACTATTGAAAATACAAACAATAGATGGTTACCACATAATTTTCCAAAAGAATTAAACCAAATCAAAAGTATTTTTGAATGGGAAACATATCCGGAAAATTTTAAAAATAAATGGTATGATTATATTAATAGAGAATTTACACGAAGAGA